TAATAACCCATCTTTCGATAACAGTACATCAAGCGCAAGCCCCAACCCTGGCAATCGGCAACAACTCGCACCCGCTACGGACAATAAGTTGCCCGTAGTCTATGGGCAGGCCTTTGTTGGTGGTATTGTTACAGACTTATCCATAAGCGAAAACAACCAAGAGTTGTATTACGTCTTACCAATTTGCGAAGTAACCAACACTAACGCTGGGCAAACAGCCGACACGATTACATTTGGCAAAATATACTTTGGTGGTAAGTTAGTTCAGTTTCAAGCTAACGGGTACACAGTCGCTAGTCTATTAGATGAATCAACAAGCATAGTAGATACTACGGTAAATGGCAAGATTGAATTCTACTTATACAACAATGGTTCAAACACTCCTGTTAATCAAGCACTAACCGCAATACAAGTAATGCAAACGGCTGGGCTTATCTATACTTGGGACTCATCAAAGTTAATGACAAATAGTGCATTTGCGATACTTCACTTATCGTATAGCCAAACTGCAAATATCACAGGTCTTCAAACAACTAAGTTTCAAGTAACTAACAGTCTCACAAACACTGGCGCGTGCTTTAACGATTACTTAATTAATACCCGCTACGGTTGCGCTATTCCTGCAAGCCAAATAGATACAGCCAGCCTTGATGCGTTAACAGCGTATACAAACGGCGCTTTTGCTTACACAGATTCCGATGGTTCGCCTGCTACACAAGCAAGGTTCAAATTTAACGGCACATTAGACACACAGCTAAACGTGATGGCTAATTTACAAGACATGGCATCGTGTGCGGATTGTTTAATCAAGTATAACGAAATCACTGCAAAATGGGGCGTCATTGTACAGAGCCCTGATTACACGGTAGCGATGGCGCTTGACGACAGCAATATGGTATCGGCTATTAGTATTACTCCTTTAGACATCGCATCTTCCTATAACATTGTTGAATGTAAATTTCCAAACAAAGACAATCAAGATGCGTTTGATTCTTCTACTTTTGACCTAGCACAAATTAACCCATCTTTACTTTACCCAAATGAACCGGTTAACAAAGTATCAGTTAGTTTGCCATTGACCAACAATAGCGTCACGGCTCAATATTTAGCAACTCGATTGTTAAAAGCAGGCCGTGAAGATTTACAAGTACAAGTGAGCGTTAACTTTGCTGGAATACAGTTAGACGCCGGCGATATTGTTACTGTTACAAGTGCAAATTACGGGTGGGTAGCCAAGCCGTACCGAATATTTAAAGTTGTTCAATCGTTTAATGACGACGGTTCAATATCGGTACAGCTAAATATGAGTGAGTACAACGCAACAGTTTATGACGATGTGAGCATAACTGCGTTTCAATTAGCGCCAAACACGGGCATAGGCGACCCTACGTTTTTTGGCACATCAGCGCCCGTATTTGTTGTCGCTGACGTTCGCACAGCTATTAACCCGTACTTTTCCGTTCGGGTCACCACATCACAGTCAGGCATCACACAATATGCAGAGGTTTGGTACTCAGCGTTTCCTAACCCGTTAGAAGAGCAAATGTACTTTGCGGGCACAAGCGAAGTACAAAGTAGCGGAACACCGTGGGGAAACAATTTTCAGCTTCCAATTATTACTCTTAATAATGTACCAGCTGGCAATTGGTACATATTCTCGCGAATGGTAAACAGCTTGGCAAGCTCTGCCTTTAGCCCTGCAAGCATACTTTTCCAATGGCGGCCTACAACTTTTCAGTACCTAGATAAATACTTGTCTATTGCGTATGGCACAAGTTTATCTGGCGCAGGATTTACGCTGACTAAAGGTACGCAAGACTATTACGGGCTTGCAAATCAAACGACAACAACGCCAAGCACTGTACCTAGCGAGTACACTTGGTACGAAGCAAGTCCTGATTTTGCTGCTAGCGTTTTTTTACTTTACTCAAATCGTGATGGTAGAAAGTTTAGTTTTGCAACGGGATTTGCAGAATTTGCAGCAGGAACCGCCGCATTTGTTCCTACCCAAACGCTTTTATATGACCCTTCAAAATGGGGAGCATTAGTAGCAGGCTCGAACATTATAGATTTAGATCAACGCACTGGACAGCTGACTACTACCGGCACGACAACGGTCGGAACCGGTCAAGTGCAGATTACAAATAACACTGACGGCAACATCATTGCATCACTGCAACAATATTTAGATTTCGGTGGCGCATACCAAAAGACAGCATCAGTTGCTACTTTGACAATTGATATTTACGGGCGCGTGATTGGATTTGAAGAACCTGACGAATTCTTTTATTCAGAACAATATTTTACAGCCACGAGTGGACAAACCGTATTTTCAGTGACACGTGGCGCAGATTACATTAGCGGTCAATGCTGGGTATTTCGCAACGGTCTTAAGTTACTGCCTACCGAGTACACAGATACAGGTGGCGCAACAGGAACGATTACACTAGCCACAGGCGCATTGACTGGCGACATGATGCAGATAGTTAGCTACAAGTCATCAAACGTGACCACAGGTGTCTACGCATCATTTACGACTACTACCGTGACACTTAGTAACCAAGGGTCTTATACGGCCGCTGGCGGGTTGCTAGACGGGTTTGAATTGTTATTCTTAAACGGTACACTTGTTACGGCGCAGGACTACAATATTAGCGGTCAAACTATTACTTTTATTGATAACACAACAGGCACGCTTGAAATAATTATTTGGTCGGCTAATAACTTAACCGTAGCTAATGGCACGCCGGTCAACGTAGACGCATTTACCGTGATCGGGCAAACAATTTATCCATTTAGTTATAACAGTTTGGCGTTTAATTTGTATAGCAACGGTGTAAATTATCGTGAAGGTGTAGATTTTACAACTGCCACGGGCACGTATACGTTGACAACATCACCACTTGTTAACACTATAATTATGACGCAACAAACATTTGCACGAACAGGAGCAGTCTAAAATGACACAAGCATTTAATCTCGCGTTACACGCAAACTTTATTGATGCAAGCGGCAAAGTAAGCGCATCAGGCATTCAGGCCGGTGCAATACCCGAAGCGTTTCCATCTGGCACTATTATGCTATTTGTGCAAACTTCCGCTCCTACAGGTTGGGTTAAGTCTACGGCTCACGACAACAAGGCTTTGCGAGTGGTGAGTGGCACGGCAGGTGCAGGTGGCTCGGTAGCATTTACGACTGCATTTGCAAATCAAGCGGTATCAGGTACAAACGGTGCAATCGGCGCGACAACATTAACAATTGCGCAAATACCAAGCCATACACACACGCGCGGCATTTGGGACGCTACAGGTGGGGGTACTAACCGTCCAGTCATTGGTACATTTGAACCGTCAAATACCCCAGAAACCAGTACAGGTGCAACAGGTGGTGGTGGTTCGCACACACACACAAGTGGCGCATTCACAGGCACAGCAATTAACCTAGCCGTTCAGTATGTTGACGTTATTATCTGTACAAAATCATAATGAAAATTGAATCAAAAGCCAATTGTCCACTAGACAACTTTAACCCTTGCCGTCAAACAGATTGTGCGTGGTTTACTCAGTTACGCGGGAACAACCCGAACACCGGTGCTGAAATAGATGAGTGGGGCTGCGCGATTGCTTGGATACCCGTTCTGCTTATTGAAAACAGTCAACAACAGCGGCAAACAGGCGCGGCGGTGGAGTCATTTCGCAACGAAATGGTTAACAGTAACGAGCAAACATTACTTATGTTAAAAACTAAGTAATTAAAGTACAATCACTACTACAAGACATGATTAAACCCGCTGTGAGTGCATAGCAGGGCAAACCGAGAAAAGGTCTATCATGGCAGTATTTAATAAAAACACACTCACGCAAGTAAGCGGTTTTGATAACCCAATTATTGCAGGCGAATTAGTATACGAACAAAAAATATTCTGGAATCTGACTTTTTCAGCCAACGATTTGCCTGTTGATTTAACAGGTGCAACAATTGATGCTCAAATCATACGTAGAGAATTATCTAATGTCAGCGACAGCCGAACAGGATTAACGTTCGACATTAGAAATTACGTTCCAACACCTAATGCAATTCCACTGACTATAACCAATCGAGTTAATGCCACGGGTCAATTTACGCTTGTAATTGACGATAGCTCTTGGTCGCTAGTTGACGATGACGCGCAATTAGAAATTAATAGTCCCAACG